ATAGAGCGTTTGAAGAAGAAGTGATGTTAGCAGGCTTTTCAACTGCACCGTCTAAAGCAGAGGGTGGAGCGATTAGCTTCGATGACGCACAAGAAACCTTCACTGCAAGATACACACATGAGACTATTGCATTAGCTTTCTCAATTACAGAAGAAGCTATTGAGGATAATCTTTATGACAGACTTGCAGGTCGTTACACAAAAGCATTAGCAAGATCCATGGCACAGACAAAGCAAATTAAAGCTGCATCTGTGTTAAACAACGCTTTTACTGCAGGAGCTTCTGCAGGCGGCGATGGAGTTGCTTTACTAAGTAGCGCTCACCCAACAATCAGCGGTAATCAGAGCAACATCTTGTCTACAGCGGCAGACTTAAACGAGACTTCGCTAGAGCAAGCTTTGATCGACATTGCTGGTTTACAGGATGAGAGGGGCTTAAAAATTGCTGTAAGAGGCACTAAGTTGATAATTCCAAAAGAGTTACAATTTATTGCTGAAAGAGTGTTAAACAGCGCTTTAAGACCGGGAACTTCAGATAATGATGCAAATGCAATTAAGAACATGGGAATGTTACCAGAAGGTGCCGTTGTAAACCATTTCTTAACTGATACAGATGCGTTCTTTATCAAGACAGACGCTCCAAATGGTCTAAAGTACTTTAACAGAGCAGCTATTAAGACAGCTATGGAAGGTGATTTTGACACTGGAAATATGCGTTTTAAAGCAAGAGAAAGATACAGCTTCGGTTTTTCAGACTGGAGATGTTTATTCGGAACACCTGGTGCAGCGTAGCCTCCAAGCATTTTAAATGCACCAGTTTTAAGGGCGGCACTTGCCGCCCTTCTTTTTTTGTGTATAATAGAATAAACCTTGACAGTTACATGGTGTAACTGACATTTGCCACGACAAGGAGATTAAACATGGCTAACTCAACATTCTCAGGTCCTATTAGATCTGAAAGCACAATTAAAACTATTAGCAAAAATGCTACTACTGGAACTATAACAGAAGTCATGACTATGGGTGATGCGCCCGTAGCATTAGGAGACGAAGATAAGACTCTGGATAATGCGACACATAGTGGTAGAGTTATTGCGGTACCTGCGGTAGCCGCTAATAGAACAATCACACTTCCTTCTCCAACAGCAGGAGCTACTTTTAAATTTATATACGGTGGTGCTGCAGAGGAAACAGAAAACCTAATTATTGACACTGGTTCAGATACTAACTTCTTTATTGGGGGTGTTCAACACTTAGATACAAATGCGGATAACGTATCTGTCTACTCAGATGGAAACTCAAATTCAGTACTTACCTTAATTGATTTTGGTATTATGGAAATCAACATAGTCGCTAAAGATTCAACTAACTGGTATGTTTGGGGGAACGTAGTTTCTGCAACTGCTCCAACTTTTGGTGATCAATAATAGGAGGCCATTATGGCGACAGCATCGGACGTAAAAGCCTTTAACCACGACCAAGGCGACGCCGCGGCGGTTGTGGGGCCTTCAAGATCAAGGATCAGGCAAATTGTAATTTTTGGAAATGCTGCGGGAGCGTTGACCATAACTAATGGTAGTGGTGGTTCAACCTTGTTACAACAAAGCTTTCCTACAGGATTGCACACGCTTAATATTCCAAGTAATGGGATATTAGCAGAAAGTGGGGCTTATATCTCAGCTTTTACAGGTTCAGGAAATAAAATAACTTTATTTTTATCATAATGCCCAGAAAAGCAGATAAACAACCGCCTAAAACAAAAAAATATTTCCGCTCCACTAAATCTGGAGCGGGGATGACTAAAGCGGGTGTTGCTAGGTATAAGAGAGATAACCCTGGAAGTAATTTAAAGACCGCTGTAACGGGTAAGGTGAAGAAGGGTAGTAAGGACGCTAAAAGAAGAAAATCATATTGTGCCAGAAGTGCGGGTCAAATGAAAAAGTTTCCTAAAGCTGCAAAGAATCCTAACAGTCGTTTACGGCAAGCTAGAAGAAGGTGGAAGTGCTAATGCCTAAGGATAAATTAACTGCACAAGACGTAATGTCGGAATTAGCTAAACACGAGGCCGAGTGTAATCTTAGATATAAAAGAATAGAAGAACGATTGGATGATCAAAAAAGTCATTTAAAAGCTCTTGACACAAGAATGTGGGGATTAGCGGTCTTGATTATAGGAGCTGCCGTTGTACAGGAGTTGTTTTGATGAATAGTAGTAGAGTAAGAACTGGTCCAAAACCCTCTAAATTATCTGTAACGTATTTCAAAAAAGGTGGTGCTGCCAAGAGCAAAGGTAGTAAAATATGTCCTGCGGGTAAAGCATGGGCTAAAAGAACTTTTGATACATATCCGAGTGCTTACGCCAATATGGCCGCTTCAAAGTATTGTAAAGACCCTAACTACGCTAAAGGATCAAAAAGGAAAAAGTAATGGGTGCTCTTAAAGATTGGGTAAAACAAGATTGGGTACGAATAGGCACAGATGGTAAGATTAAAGGCAAGTGCGGTACTTCAAAAGATAAAAAAAATCCCGACAGATGCTTACCTAGATCCAAGGCCAATAGTTTATCTCAATCACAACGGGCTTCTACGGCTAAGAAGAAGAAAAGAGAAGGCGCAAAAGGTAAAACTTTTGTTGCAAACACTAAATCCGCAAAAGTTACAAAAATGAGTTTTGGAGGAGAAGTGCCTTCAACTAAAGCTAAAAGACCTTACAAAGGTAAAACAGGTAAAGGAACCGTGGTTGCCAGAGGTTGTGGGGTTGTTATGGAAAACAGGCGTAAACAAACAAGAGTAAGGACTTAATATGGCAACATCTAATTCCACAAATTTTGAGCTAGATGCCGCAGAATACATAGAAGAAGCTTTTGAAAGATGCGGTTTAGAAGTAAGAACAGGTTATGATTTAACTACAGCTAGGCGTTCTTTAAATCTTATGTTTGCAGAATGGGCAAATAGAGGTTTGAATCAATGGACTATATCTCAAAGAACACAAGCACTTACGTCAGGAGATCGAGAATATTCTTTAGGAACAGATGTAATAGATGTTCTGAATTTAGTTGTAAGGCGATCCGGTACTGACTTTTCTATGACAAGAGTTAGTCGATCTGATGATTTAGCTATACCTAACAAGTCTACCACGGGTAGACCGACTCAGTTTTTTCTTGATAGACAGATAACACCTAATTTAAAAATATGGCCTACTCCAGAAAATAGTACAGATGTTATTCATTATGATGCTCTTACTAGAATAGAGGATGTTGATACTCAAACCAATACCATGGATGTTCCTTTTAGGTTTTACCCGTGTTTGTCCGCTGGTTTAGCGTATTATCTTTCTTTAAAGAAAGCTCCACAAAGAACTCAAATGTTAAAAGCGATTTATGAAGAAGAGTTTGAAAGAGCTATAGGAGAAGATAGGGATCGCTCTAGTTTTACTGTAAGTCCACAATATTCTTATTTGAGGTCGAACTAATGACAAATATTATAGAAACAAAATTTGGAACACTCGTTAACACAAATAGAATAGCTTCTGGTAGTGCGTCACCTATCAAAAAATCTGGGGCTTTTTACAATTTTTCTATTCGTATAAATAATGATGATGTTCGTGAATACTCTTTTACAAACAGAGATAGAGCAGAAAAGATGAGAAAAATTCTAATAAGCCATTTAGAAGAAAAAATAAAGATGGATTATAAAAAGCATGGCTAGGTTCGCTACAGGAAAACACGCATATGGCATCTCAGATAGATCAGGTATGCGGTATAAATATCGTGATTTAAAAAAAGAGTGGAATGGTTCGTTAGTAGGTCCGGATGAATTTGAGGCTAAACACCCTCAATTAGGTCCTTTTAGAACTGTAGCAGACCCCGAAGCTTTACGAGACGCTAGACCAAGTCGTACAGAAAATCCTATAGAAGTCTTATTACCTTTAAACCCGTTTATATCAAGCTCATCTGGATCCGGTCTTATATCCGTAAGAGAGTTTGGACATGGAAGAATTACGGGGGATATTGTTAGGTTCAGAAATGTGTATGGTTTTGATGGTTTTACCAAGTCTGTTTTAGAACAAGCCTCCGGATACAGTATTACAGTTGTCAATACCGATAGTTATACATTTACAGCTAATGGAGAAACGGCTACAATAGGGGGAATTGTAGGAGGCGGAAGTCGAGCTACAGCAGGCCCAATCACGGTGAGCGCATAAAATGAGTTTTACATACGCACAGTTAAAAACAGCCATACAAGATTACACAGATAATGATGAAACTGTATTTGTGAATAATTTGAATAATTTTATTAAAGCAGCAGAAGAAAAAATATTTAAGTCTGTAGATTTAGATTTATTTAGAAAAAATGTTACCTCTGCTTTTTCTACCAATGATAAGTACTTATCCTTACCTGGTGATTATCTTTCCTCTTTTTCTCTTCAAATAACAACAGCAGGTAGTGAACAGTTTTTACTTCATAAAGATGTTAACTTTTTACAAGAAGCATATAATGGTTCTTCTTCTACAGGCACACCAAAATATTACGCACAATTTGATATTTCAAATTTTATTGTGGCTCCTACTCCAGATGCAAACTACACCATAGAACTACACTATTATTATAGACCTACTAGTTTGACCGCAGGAGCCGATAGTGGTACAACTTGGATAAGCGAAAATGCACCTTTCGCATTACTTTACGGATCTCTTACGGAGGCTTATACTTTCATGAAAGGTGAACCAGACGTAATACAAAACTATGATAAATTGTATATGCAGTACATGGAGAGATTAAAAGATTTTGGAGAAGCAAGAGAAAATACAGATGGTTATAGAAAAGGTCTACCATCAAGACCGAGAACATAGGAGCTAAAAATGGCAACAGCAAATGCAGCAACCAATTATCTAGAGAGAAGAATATTACATTATATATTCAAAAATAACTCTCTAAGTTTTTCATCCCCTGGGGATAGTATATATGTAGGACTTGCTACAGCCGTATCGGCGGCAGAAACTGGTTCAGTTACAGAAGCAAATTTTACAAATTATGCAAGACAACAAGTGACAGCAGCAAATTGGACAACAATAGGCTCTGATGCTACAGACGCTCAGACAGCAACAAACTCTGCGAATATTGAGTTTCCAGCCTCTGGTGGAACTACAAATGTTATAACACATGTAATTATTGCAGATGCATCCAGTAGTGGTAATATATTATTTGTAGGAGAATTGGATGCTAGTAAAACAATAGCAGATGGTGATATATTTAGAATTAATGCAGGGAATCTAACTGTAGAGTTGAAATAATGGCACTAGTAATATCAGACAGAGTAAAAGAAACAACGACTACCAGTGGAACGGGAACCTACACTCTAGGTGGGGCCGTTACTGGTTTTGAGACTTTCACTGCCAATCTTAGTGATGGTGATACAACTTATTATGCTTGTACTGACAACACAGATTTTGAGGTTGGTCTTGGGACTTTTACTGCTTCTGGTACAACTTTAGCAAGAACAACAATACTAGCCAGTTCTAATTCTGGTAGTGCCGTGAACTGGGCAGCGGGAACCAGAACTATATTCTGTACATTACCAGCTGCAAAGACAGTGTTTTTAGATGCAAGTAACGTAACAAATGTCAGTAATTTAAAACTAGCTAGTGGTGCAACAGTTACAGCTATTCTTGATGAGGATACATTATCTTCTAACAGCAATACATCTTTAGCAACACAACAGTCAATCAAAGCTTATGTAGATGGACGAATAAGTCTCATATCTACAGACCTTGTGGATGACACAACTCCTCAGCTTGGTGGTGATTTATCAACTAATAGTAACAATATCCTATTTGCAGACAATGATGTAGCGTCATTTGGTTCAAGTGGTGATTTACAAATTTATCACGATGCATCTAACTCTTACATCTCTGAACGTGGAACTGGCGATCTTTATGTTGGAGCTAATGGTAATATTGAATTTTTTAAACACTTGTCCACAGACAGGATGGCAAAATTCATTACTGATGGTGCAGTTGAGCTTTATCATGCCAACTCTAAAAAGATTGAAACAACAAGTTCAGGAGTAAGTGTTACTGGCTCACTTGATGTAACAGACGCATCTACCTCACGAACCAATCTTGGTTTAACTATTGGAACAGACGTACAAGCTTATGATGCAGAGTTAGCAGCAGTCGCAGGATTAACTTCAGCGGCAGATAAAGGTATACAGTTTACTGGATCTGGTACTGCTGCAACGTATGATTTAACAGCAGCAGGTAAGGCACTGTTAGATGATGCAGATGCTTCTGCACAAAGAACAACATTAGGTCTTGGCACAGCTGCCGTGACAAACACTGGTATTTCTAATGGTAATACTTTGGTGGCAGATTCTACTGTAGCTGATGATGATTTTTTAAGAATTAATGGCACTAGTGTAGAAGGTAGAAGTGCTAGTGAAGTATTAAGTGACATAGGGGCCGTAACAGAAGCAACAGCAGAAGCCAATGCAGTAGCTTTAGCAATAGCTCTTGGATAGGAGATAAAGAATGGCAAACACATTTAAGTTGGTAACAAAAGCAGGAGTAACGACTGAAGATGTTATTTATACAGTAGCTGCATCAACAACTACAGTTGTGTTAGGTGTTATGCTAGGCAACACAACAACGAGTCAAGTTACTGC